GGTTGTAGTGGTAGCCGTGGCCATATTCGTCTGCTTTAAGGGTCTCCAAAATGGTCTGGAACGTGTCACAAAAATTCTGATGCTGGCCCTGCTGGGTGTCATGGTAATCCTTGCCGTCCACAGCCTTAAAAAGAGATTTCATCTGCTCAAAATAATTGTCATGATACTCGTCAAAATGACGGATGACAAAGCTTCCGTCCCTGCGGATTAAAACGGAACTGATTAAACTGTCCTCCTCGTCAAGCGAAAGGGTATCCAAAATATAATCTACGGAAATTTCTGCCAAAAGGGCGATGCAGCGCTTGCCTCCTGCTAATTGAAACTTCCCCGGCACTCCCAAAAGCACCACCCGGTTTCCATTCTCATCCGTTCCCACAGAAACCCTGTTTTCCCCTTTCTTCATGGAATCCAGAAAAGTATCGGGATTGATTGGTTCCACTCCCCCCCCGTAAATCATATCAAAGGTACCGTCATCAAAGTAGAAAGCCAGAGAATCAAAGTCTCTCACCTTAGCCCCGTATGCCAAATCCTGGCGCAGGTCCTCATCCTCCAAATATCCTGAAGGGATACTCATCTCCAGGGCTGATATCTGGGAAAGGCGCAGGTCAATGGTTGTCTCAAAGTGCTTTGCAATTCTCTCGTTCATTCCCGCCATATAGGTCTTTCCCACCTCATCTATGGTGTTGGAACTAAGCTTATTCATATAATTGGCCAGAAAAGCAAAAATTGAGATACAGAGAATAACCACCAAAATCAGACTTACCGTTAAAAAACGGTTTATCTTACTCTTCATTCCCCCTCACCCCGCTTTCCAGTAAAATCTGACAGCCCCAAATGTACAGGCTTAAACATGCAAACTCTCATATGCCATCTCCTTTATGTATAGTATCGTGCAGAGTGCACGGAAATTTCCAATAATTATAAATTATACATGAAACTCCAAATAAATCAATATTTAAGATAGCTTTTATTTGGAAATTCTTGTAAAAAATATATTTTTTTTGTCAAAAGCTACGGGAAAGACACGCTGCCGAAACTTCAGAAATCTATGATGGTTCCCCCCACTCCTTTTTCTATTAACTGCCTCCCCAGCCTGCCCCAAATTTCCTGGCTCTCCATATCCTTCTGCCCCTCCATATTTTCTGGCTCCCCGCCGGACACAGACACAAAATAGCTAAAAGTCATTTTTTTTTCCTTCTTCCTCTCCACAAAGGCCTCCGCGTATGTTTTCCTCAATCTCTTCATATATATTACAGGGAGTTGATAACATGACAAATAAAACAGTAAAAACCGGCGCCGCCTATATCCGGGTATCCACAGACAGACAGGAAGAGCTTTCCCCGGACGCCCAGAAACGCCTCATCCTGGAATATGCAGAAAAAAACCATATTCTGATTCCCCCGGAAAATATCTATTTTGAAAAGGGCATATCCGGCAGGTCCGTATCAAAACGTCCTGCCTTCCAGACCATGATCGCCCGGGCAAAATCAAAAGACCACCCCTTTGATGTTATCCTGGTATGGAAATTCAGCCGTTTTGCCAGAAACCAGGAGGAATCCATCGTCTACAAATCCATGCTCCAAAAAGACCATGTGGAAGTGGTAAGCATCTCGGAACCTGTCATAGAAGGGCCTTTTGGCTCCCTGATTGAGCGAATCATCGAGTGGATGGACGAATACTACTCCATCCGCCTCTCCGGGGAAGTCCTGCGGGGCATGTCGGAAAAAGCCCTGCGGGGCGGCTACCAGTCTGTCCCCCCCTACGGCTACACTTTTACAGGAAGTTTCCCCCCGGAGATAAACCCTGCCCAGGCTGCCGTTGTCCAATGCATTTACAGGGACTATTTATCGGGGAAAACCTGCACAGACATTGCCCGGAAATGTAACGCCCTGGGACTTTGCACTGCAAAGGGAAATCCTTTCCAGCCCAGAACCATAAAATATATTCTGGAAAACCCTTTCTACTGCGGAAAAATACGTTGGAATTATACAAAGCATGGGGGAGAACGCAAAAATCCCCAAGAATGGATTATCTCAGAGGGAAGACATAAACCCCTTATTTCAGAATCGGACTGGGCAAAAGCCCAGTCACTGTTACAGAAAAAGAATATTCCCGGCGGGCCAAGGGATATCACTTCCTGCAGGCACTGGCTCTCTGGTATTCTAAAATGCTCTTCCTGCGGCGCCTCTCTGGGATATAATTCAAAGGGGGGATATTTTCAGTGCTGGAAATATGGGAAAGCCATGTGCAGCATTTCCCATTCTGTCAGTGTAAATATTATAGAATCAAATGTAATTGCAGGCTTAAAGGCATCTGTATTTTCCCCTGATTTAAAATACAAAATAGATACAAAAACCAGACTGGATTTTCAACAGGATGACCTTTTACTGCTCCGGCAACAATATCAGAAACTTTCCACAAAAGAACAGAGGATTCAGAAAGCCTATGAAAAAGGCATTGACACTTTAGATGAATACGCTGAAAAGAAAGCCAGAATAGCAGAGGAAAAACAAGCTTTGGAAAAAAACATCCGCACTCTCACTTTTTGTCAGAACCCCTGTGATTATCAACTGGAAAAAATTTATAATTTGCACTCCGCCGCAGAACTACTCTCCCGCCCAGATATCGACTATGAAAAAAAAGGCTCTGTTCTCCGCAGTGTGGTGAAAAAGATTGTCTATGACAAAAAACGGGAGCACCTGGATTTTTTCTTTTTTCTGGATTAAAAGAAATAACCGGAATACAATACGTTTCTGCAATCGGGAGGGCCGGATGGAGAAATCGCTGCCTCCATGCGCTATCTCTCCCAGAGATATTCCATGCCTTACCGGGAAGTTGCAGGTCTGCTTACAGATTTAGGTAGAGAAGCCCCTGAAATGTTCCATCTCAGGGGCTTGCGCTTTTTTTAGCGGTCTACCCTGCGGACAGTTCACGCTTTTTGCAACCGTGTAGCTCCATTTGAGGGGGAGCAGGTTCAAATACACGTCAATATGGTCTTTATCATTCACAACCATTTTATCTAAAATTTCTTTGTAAAAATCATCTTCATATTCCACACCGTTTATAAGCTCATTCATCGCTTCTGTAATTTCAGCGACAAGCTCTTGCTGTTTTTCAATCATCTCCCTCTGTTTGTCTATGCTGTCTATCACGGATTGCAGTTCAGCAATCTCATTCTCACATTTTGCCCTTGCTGCTGAAAATTCATCTCTGGTAATATCGCCAGATGTATAAAGGTCAATGAGATTTGTGCGTTTTTGTTCAATGGCTTTTATCTGTGATTTTAGTTTCTCACTATCTGTACCTGCGGTATCCATTGCGATAATAGACTTGATAATAGCAAGCAAATTGTTAGTGATTTTCTCCTTATTATACTTTAAGCTGCTCGTGACAAGGTACATGATGTGGATTGCATCTTCGTTGCGTATACTAAGTCCACTGCATCCAACTTGATTCCCTGCTTTGTCCACATGAGGGCTTCCATGTCTTGCAGCTTCAAGACACCGCCACGCCTTATAGCGGCTCCCATTTTTTCGGGTTTTATATCTCGCCACATAACTTGAACCGCAGCATCCGCATTTGATTTTCCCAGAAAATGGATAACGGTTGCTGTGTTTCGCTTTGCCCTCCTGTGAAAGCGACTTTTCATCCAAAATGCGGTTTGCCTTATCGAAAAGCTCACGGGAGATAATCGGCTCATGATGGTCTTTGATAATTACAAATTCCTCTTGCCCTCGGTTATACTTCTTTTCATGGGATAAAAAGTCTGGCGTATAGGTTTTCTTCTGCACCAAATCACCGCAGTATTTTTCATTGCGGATAACACGGAGAATGACTGTGTTCTGCCATTCTTTTACACGCATGGGCTTAATGCCCTCCTCCCGAAGCTCACGGGCAATCACATGAGTTCCTTTCCCCTCATTTACAAACTTATGGAAGATAAGACGGACAACTTTTGCCCCATCCTCGTTAATATACATTTTGCCATCTTTCACATCGTAGCCAAGCATACTCCGCCCAAACACAACTCCCTGCTCCATCTGGCGTTTCTGCCCCCATTTCACACGCTCGGAAGTCTTACGGCTTTCCTCCTGTGCAATCGAGGACATAATGGCAAGGCGAAGCTCGGCATCGCCGTCTAAAGTGTTGATGTTATCATTCATAAAGATAACACCCACGCCGTGCTTTTTGAGGTCACGGGTATAGAATATACTATCAAGGGTATTCCTCGCAAAACGGGAGATTTCTTTTGTTACAATCAAATCAAAATCACCGTTCTTTGCACACGCAATCATGCGGTTAAATTCTTTCCGTTTTTTTGTATTCGTACCAGAGATGCCTTCATCTGCGAACACTTCATAAAGCTCCCAATCGGGATTACGTTCTATATATTGTCTGAAATAACGCTGCTGGCTTTCAAATGAATTTGCCTGGTCTTCGTTGTCCGTAGACACACGGCAGTATGCGGCAACCTTTCTCTTTGTGTGCTGTATCTTCCTTTCTTGATTTAGGGTTTCGTATTTATCTATTGACATAAGAATATCTCCTTTCCCGACAATCCCTTGCCGTATTTTCAGTATAGTTAATTGAAAATGGTATGTCGAATGTGCAAATTTGTAATTCTCACACTTGACTATGTAAAAACGTCAAGCGGTTATGCCTGACGTTGCTTTTTTCTAATTTAGACGATATTGTTTTTCAAGCTCAAGCAAACAGCGTTCCCGCTGTGATGCGGTCAACAGATTCCGTTTTTCTAATGATAAAAGGATTGACCTTTGAAAATTCATAAGAAATGCTGCGTGTTCCTGCTCATTCAATTCTGGAACAGGCTCGCCAACATACCTAAATTCTCTATGCTTCAACAGGCAACACCTCCCTCATTCTCAATGTATGAGCGAATGATTGTACCATATAACGAGGGGGCTAATCCTTTTTTTGAACGCTGTCATCATGCAGCGGACAACATTCATGAGCAGGTAAAGAAGCCGAGAGCCTGCCCTGCTTCATCGGGCATTGCGAATATCCGTTTAAACCAATACTAATTGCCAACGCTTTGTCCATTGCAGGAAGAAAACGCCTGTCAAGAGTTCCCATATATTCCCGCAAACGTCGCTTATCAATCGTCCGTATCTGTTCAAGCAGGATGATAGAGTCCCTGTCAAGCCCCTCAACATCCTTTACTTCGGTATGTGTCGGTAATTTTGCCTTTGTCTGTGTTTTACCTGTTATGGCAGCGATAATGACTGTCGGGCTATGGCTATTTCCTATATCATTAGAAATGATAAGTACGGGTCGTATGCCGCCCTGCTCCGAACCGACAACGGGATTAAGCTCTGCGTAGTAGATGTCGCCACGCCTGATTGTT